TACCGACTTTGGCATTACTGACAGACCTAAAGTTCATTCAATACCTACAGATAAACTAACACCAATTAAATTTTTGAAAGATGGAGCTTGGAATTGACAGATAAAATAAATTTTAAATTACTTAAACCTTTTGTCTCAACACTTGCTAAAGCCGAACTTCCTTTGCAATTAGTTTCGGATTTTTTAAAAGATTTAAAAGAAATTAGGGAAGATAAAGATAAAGCTAAAACACATGATTTTGGCAATAATTTAGTAGGAGCAGTTACTGGAGAATATTTAATTACACCAGAGCTGATGCTTAAATGGAAACAAACATTCTTTAATCCTATTATTCAGCAGTACAGTTTGCATCATTACCCACATAAAAAAGTTAAAAATATCAAAATATTATCTGCCTGGTTTGTAGTTTCTGTTTCTGGAGATCAGAACCCACAGCATACTCATACAAATTTTGGTAGAGATGAAGATAAACAACCTCATTTGAGTTGTGTAGGTTTTTTGGAAATCCCTAAGATTATGGAAGAAAATAACAGTAATGAGAAAAACCATCATAAAATAAATGGTAAAACACAATTTAGTGAAGGCTCTGAGAGCATATTTAATAATTCTATATTTACTATAAATCCAGAAGTAAGGGATTGGTATTTGTTCCCAGCTAATTTATTGCACTCAGTATTTCCATTTTATTCTGAAAATCCTAAAGACGAAAGAATATCATTTTCTTTTAATACTAAAGTTGAATTTGAAGATGGAAAAGTAAATTGAATGAGGAATTAGATATGTATGGTGATCCTAAGAAAGATTGTTGTGTAAAAAATTGTACTACCAAAGCTGATTTAAAGGAACAAACTAAATATTACTGTTGTGAGCATTACGCACAATTTATTTTAAAAATGTCATTAGAAGAAATTACAATTAAAAATAATGAGGAGTCAGGCAATAGTGCAGCTACCAAATAAAAAATATAATATTATTTATGCTGATCCTGCTTGGAAATATTGGATGGGTGGTAATAAAAATCAATCTAAACATTACGATTGTATGACAATAGATGAAATATCTAATCTTCCTGTAAAAAACATAGCTGATGAAAACTGTATTTTATTTATGTGGGTTACTTTTCCAATATTACACTTATGTTTTAATGTAATAAAAAAATGGGGATTTGATTATTCAACAGTTGGATTTGTTTGGGTTAAAAAAAATAAAAAAGCCGAAAGTTTTTTTTGGGGTTTAGGATATTGGACAAGATCAAATGTTGAATTATGTTTAATTGCAAAAAAAGGAAAAATTGCAAGACAAACTAGATCAATTCACCAAATTGTTTATGAACGAATAAGAGAACATAGCAGAAAACCTGATTGTGTAAGAGATAAAATCGTACAGCTTTGTGGTGATCTACCAAGAATTGAACTCTTTGCCAGACAGAAAGTTGATGGATGGGATTGTTGGGGGAATCATTTTGATTAAATTTTTTCAAGGCAACTGCATAGATAAAATTAAGGAATTAGATGATAGCTCCATTGATTGTGTTGTATCATCACCACCTTATTTTGGATTAAGAGATTATGGAGTAAATGGTCAATTCGGTTTAGAAAAAACCTATCAGGAATATATTACTAATACAGTTAAAGTTTTTGAAACCTTTAAACCTAAATTAAAAGATACTGCTACAATTTGGTGGAATGTTGGCGATAGTTATTCAAGTGGATTAATAAAATCTACTACAAATCAATCATTAAGAAATGGTAAGGATTATGGAGTTACAAGAACTCCTGTTCAAAATGGTATTAAAGAAAAAGATTTATTAATGATACCTAATAGAGTTGCAATAGCTCTACAGGATGCTGGTTGGTACATTAGATCAGAAATTATTTGGCATAAACCTAATCCAATGCCAGAAAGTGTAAGGGATAGACCAACATCAGCACATGAAAAGATATGGTTAATAACTAAATCTAAAAAATATTATTATGATGCAGATGCAATTAGAGAACCTTTAGCAGCAAGTTCATTAGCAAGATTAAGTCAAGATATTAAAAATCAAAAAGGCAGCACTAGAGCTAATGGTGGAATGAAATCAAATGGAAATATGAAAGCTGTTTTTAGTAAAAAAAATATTAAAGGCAATTTTTCAAAAAGAGGTATTACTAGAACTACTGAAGGATTAAATTTAAAAACACAATTAGAAAAAATTAATCCTTTAGGTAAAAATAAGCGTAATGTTTGGACTATAACCACTAAACCTTTCAAAGACGCACATTTTGCGACTTTTCCTAAAGATTTAATTGAGCCATGTATTAAAGCTGGTTGTCCAGAGGGTGGTGTGGTTTTAGATCCTTTTGGTGGCTCAGGTACTACTGGAATTGTAGCACAATCTTTAAACCGACAAGCAATCTTAATCGAATTAAATAAAGATTACATAAATATTGCTAATAAAAGAATTGATAAAGAATTGGGGATGTTTAAATGAAATATTTTGAAAAATTTGATAAAGAGCTAATAAATAACAAAAATCTTAATTCCCATGAAAAGCTGATCTATGTTATTTGCAAATCCTTTGAGTTTGCTCCGAATGGTTGCCGAATATCCCACAAGTATTTGATGAAAAGAACTGGTGTCAAAACTGTGGCTACACTTACTAAGTGCCTTGATAGACTCACTTTATTTGGCTTACTTGCTAGAAAACAAATTAATAATGGCACAAATCATTATGTGTTTAGATAAGAATCAAATGCAGGATTATATACAACACAACTTAAATAAGCGAAAGAAAAATAAAATTAGACTAAAGAAAAGCAGCAGCAGACTTATATACAGAATAATCAACATAATATTCACATACTTAAAAAAGATAGATAATTGGATGTATCAAAAACTTTATTTGGGTGTATCAAAAACCATACTTAATATAGAACTATATACTCATATCTATAGGGTTAATATTTAATGGTTGAATATGTAGATCCTAAGATAATTCAAAGAGAATTAAAGAAATTAGTTAAAAATACAAATTTCTACTACTCAAAAGCAAAAGAAAGTAGAATTAAAAATAGAAAACAACATGATTTAACCAAAAAGACAAAACAACTAAAGAAATCCTTATCAAAGGATAGATTTAACCAATATTTAGAGGATTTATATAAAGCTGATGATAACAGCTAGATTAACAACAGAAGAATTAGATAGATTTTTAGGAATAGCATCATTTGTAGATGATAAATTACCAAAACCTAAAAAACCATTATGTGTAACTAATTTTCAGCTATTAGATGTATCACCAGACAAAGATACTTACAAAGATTCGGCAACATCTCCTGCTAGACCAAGAATAGTTCCAACATCAAGACAATTATCAATTTATGATTTTATATTAATGTTGATGATGGATGTGAAATCAGAACAGAGAGAATTAATTTATCTTAGGCACTTTCCCTACCGGAGTTACCGGCAGCTCAAAAGATTTTACATTGGAGATAGCCATGAGAAGATTAGATATATGTATTTCAGAGCTTTGGTTGAAGCTTGTGAGATAGCAAATAAAAATTTAAAAAAATATTTGTAAAATATTTGACAAGTTATCAAATAAATAAGAATAAATAACTATACTGAATTTAAGTGTTTTTTATAAAATCTTTTTTTAGTTTGAATCATATGATGGGGTAGCTTCCTTTCTTTCTTTCTCTCTCTCAAATAGCTACCCCTCTATGATTAATTATCTTTGTTCAATTGGCTTAAAGTCATGTAATTTAAGCTTATTTAACTTCTTCCTGTCTTTTAAAGCTGCATTAAATATTTCTTTATTGCGATAATATTTAACTACAGGAACTTTAAACATAACAATAGGAGTTGTTAAATATTTAGTTTTTTTAAACATATTTCTCTCCTTTGATTCGTTAGAATCAGTTGATAACAGTATTAAATACTATCGCTAACAAGATTACAACCACAAATATATAAGGAAAATGGCTAAATAAAACTAAATATTCAAAGACAGTTATCTCAGAAATACTATCTGAACTAGCTCAAGGTAAATCTATAAGATCATGTCTTTCACCAATTAATAAATTACCTGAAAGACCATGTTGGGAAACATTTAGAACTTGGATGAGAGATATGAGTAAATATCCTTCATTAAGAACTGAATATGAGAATGCTAAAACAGATGGTATTGAGTATTTATTGTCTGATGCACAAGATTTATTAAATGAAAGTATTGCTAACAGTAAGTTAGTGGACAAAACAGATTTAGGTAAAACACATTTGATTAAAGCATTTGTTGATTTAAGTAAGTGGAAAAGTGAACGAATTGCTCCCAAATATTATGCAAAAAGGGATGCAACTACACTTAATTTTGATAAATCTACACCTCTTGTTGTTAAGTGGGATAAATAAAAGTGTTGAAATCACAGAGTATTTCGTAATGTTTTGTGAGTCTCAGATAAATCTAGCACAGAGAGTCTTATAGATAAAATGTTCTTAATTTGTTCTAGAATTATTCTAAAGTACAGATATTTATTAATCTAAGCTATACCAATTCTATACCTGGAACTTAAAAACATTAATACTCAAGGTAAAATAGCTAAAGCAACTGATTATGTATCAGTTTACAGATAAAACCTCAGAATTTGGGGGGTTTTGAACGAACCGATACCCCAAAGCTATATTGGAATAAAATTAAAAACTTAGGGGTAGTACACACAGTTAAACAAGGAATTTTATGTACGATTTTTTAGATGGCAACAAAGGTTATTCAGCGATCATATATGTAATGGAGTCTAGCAATAGTGTCGTAGTACACTTTTGGCGGATTTAACGATATTTCAGAATGCAAGAAGTTTTCACATCACCTTATGGATGATTTAGGCATTGAAAGCTTACTTGTTCCTAGAGGTGTAACAGTACACTAATTAGGGGGTTTTGTTTTAAAATGGCAAACATAGTCATTCCATACAAGCCAAGAGAATTACAGAAATTTTTTGCANAAGCAAATTGATAAGAACAGATTTAATGTTTTAGTATTACATCGTAGAGCTGGTAAGACAGTTATGACCATAAATCATATACTAAGAGCAGCTCTTACTAATCCCTTGCCCAACCCTAGATATGCTTTCATATCACCTACATTTAAACAAGGAAAGGCAACAGCTTGGGATTACATAAAACAGTACGCAGAAAAGATACCAGGCACTAAATTTAACGAAAGTGAACTTAGGTGCGATTTACCTAATGGTGCAAGGATAACAATTCTAGGTGCTGAGAACGATCAAAGTTTAAGGGGTATATTTTTAGATGGTTGTGTGTTTGATGAAACACAATCAATTAAGCCTACAATCTTTCCAGAGGTCATAAGACCAGCTTTGGCAGACAGAAAAGGTTGGTGTGTATTCATTGGGACTCCAAAAGGACGCAACCAATTTTACGAATTATACCAACAAGCAAAAGAAAACAAAGATTGGTATGCTTGTGTATTTAAGGCAAGTGAAACTAAAATTTTAGATGATGACGAATTAAAGGCAGCAAAAGATGTCATGTCTAAGGATTTATACGACCAAGAGTTTGAGTGTAGCTTTCAAGCTGCAATTACAGGTTCTTATTATGGTCAAATTATAGAAGGCTTGGCAAAAGATGGTAGAATTGGTGAAGTGCCTTACGATGATAACCTAGATGTAGAAACTTGGTGGGATTTAGGCATGAATGACCAAACATCCATTTGGTTTGTGCAAAGGTATAAAGGTGAAATTAGATTAATAGATTACTATGAAAATAGTGGCTATGGTTTAGATCATTACGCAAATGTTATTGACCAAAAAGGATTTGAGTATTCAAAAACACATAGCTCCTTTTGATATTAATGTTAGGGAACTAGGTAAATCTTGGTAAATCAAAGATTAGAAAGTGCTTTAGAGCCTAGGTATTGCTTTTGAAGTTGCTCCAAAAATATCTATTGAAGATGGAATTGAGGCAGTACGAAAATCTTTACCTAATTGTTGGTTTGATAAAGAAAAATGTAAAATAGGTATTGAGTATTTAAAGGCTTACCAAAAAAGGTGGGATGATAAAAACCAATGCTTTAAAAATAAACCCATGCACAATTACGCATCGCATTGTGCCGATAGTTTTAGGACTGGCATAATTGGACAAGGTGCTGAAATTTCAAATTGGAAAAAACAAGTTCCAATCAATACGAATTATATAGTTTAATATGGCAAAAGTTACAGAATTAGAATTAAAAGGCATAATACACTCAGAAATAAATAATGCTATTGGATTTATGGGCAGCAATTTATCTGCTCAAAGAAGAAAATCCCTTGAGTATTATATGGGTGATAAATTAGGTACAGAAATAGATGGCAGATCGCAAGTCGTATCTACTGATGTTGCTGATACTATTGAAACTATCTTACCTAACCTTTTAAGAATTTTTACATCATCAGATCAAGTAGTTAGATGCGAACCTGTTAAATCTGAGGATGTTGCATTAGCAGATCAAGCTACAAATTACATAAATTACATTTTTAATAAAGATAATGCTGGTTTTTCTATTTTATATACTTGGTTTAAAGATGCTTTATTAGAAAAAAATGGAATTGTTAAAGTTTTTTGGGATGAAAGCCAAAAAGTTGAGCAAGAAACATATCAAAATTTAAACGAACAAGAATATCAAATACTTTTAAACGATGAAAGTGTTGAAATAATAGAAAAAGAGTCTTTTGTTGATGAAAAAATGAAAGAAGCGATGGCAGCATTAGCTGCTGAAGCTGAAGCACAAGGTCGATTGGTTGGAGATGAGCCAGAACCAATGCTTTATAACTGTGTTGCTAAAAGAACATCAATGGGTGGCAAGGTTAAAATAGAAAATGTACCACCTGAAGAATTTTTAATACAAAAAACTGCAAAATCAATTGAAGATGCAAGTTTTGTAGCTCATAGAGTTTTAAAAACTAGATCCGATTTAATTGAAATGGGTTATGACAGAGAAGTTGTTGAAAATTTACCTACTTCAAACAATGCTATTTTAAATAGCGAAAGAATTACAAGATACAAAGACATAGACCAAGCACCATTTACAAATGCCCCTGATAACGCAACGCAAGAAATAGAAATTTATGAATGTTATGTCAGAGCAGATATGGATGATGATGGGGTTGCAGAATTAAGAAAAGTTTGTGTAGCTGGTTCTGGTAGTTATGAAGTGTTAGAAAATTATCCTTGCGATCATATTCCTTTTTGTTCATTAACTCCAATTCCAATGCCACATAGATTTTATGGCAGATCAGTTTCTGAGTTAGTAGAAGATGTGCAATTAGTTAAATCAACTGTAATGCGACAGTTACTAGACAATATGTATTTAACTAATAACAACAGAGTTGCCATAATGGATGGCATGGTTAATTTGGATGACCTTTTAACTTCAAGACCTGGTGGGGTAGTTAGAACTAAACAACCACCATCACAAGTTATGTTGCCAATGCAATCGCAAACAATATCGCAACAAGCTTTTCCATTATTAGAATACTTAGATACTGTTAGAGAAACTAGAACTGGTGTTACTAGATACAATCAAGGTTTAGATGCAGATAGTTTAAATAAAACTGCAACTGGTGTTAATGCAATAATGACTCAATCTCAAATGAGAATGGAGTTGATTGCTAGAGTATTTGCTGAAACAGGAATTAAAGATTTATTTAGAAGAATATTTGA